TCAAAGCAACGATCAATGATCGTATGAAGAAAATGTCAGACATCATGACAAAAGCCGCTAACGATAATGGTTCAACACCTGAAGGTGTTGATGAAGAAACGATCAAAGGTTATGAAGCTGAAATCAAAAACTTAGAAGCAAACCTTGCTCGATTGGAAAAAATTCAAAAATCTCAAGTTGACTTACCTGGTACGACAGTTCCAGTTGAAGGCGGTACTTCTGAAAAAGGCTTAAATTCGACTCAAGGCAAACCTCCAATTGTTGAAACAAAAAGTAATTTGCCACCAGGTATTGGCTTTGCAATTGCTATTAAGGCACAAGCAGTTGCAGCACTAAGTAAAGGTGCTGTAACAGCAACGCAAGTGCTCGATTCATGGCGTGCTCCAGAGATTGTAAAAAATGCAGTGACTCAAAAAGCTTTAGTTGGCACAACATCTGAAGCTACATTTGGAGCATCATTGGTTGATTTCCAGGTGCTTTCTGGTGAGTTTATCGAATTACTACGCGGTAAAACTGCTGTCGATAAATTAGCTTCAAAAATGCGTCAGGTCCCTTTTAATGTCAAAGTTCCTTCCCAAACTGGAGCATCAACTGTTGGTTGGGTAGGGGAAGCAAAAACTAAACCTGTGACTAATCCAACTTTTGGTAGTGTGACTTTAACTAAATCTAAAGTCGCAGGGATTGTTATGCTTTCTGAAGAGTTGGTGCGCTTTTCAAATCCAAAAGCGGATGGGCTTGTCTTGGATGATTTACTTAAATCAACGGCAGCATTTATTGATGGTCAATTCTTTGATCCAGCGAAAGCTGAATCTACGGATAGCCCAGCATCCATTTTAAATGGTGTTGAAGCAATTCCGAGTACTGGTGAAACTGGCGTTGCAATTGAAACGGATCTTGCTGCTGTTATAAAACAGGCAACTGATGCTGGCCTAACATTGGAAGGTGCAACATGGGTAATGTCAGAAACTCGCGCTGCAAAATTAAGTGTGCTCCGTGATGCCTTGGGTAAGAAGTACTTTGAGGGTATGAATATCAATGGTGCCAAAGAGTTGCTGACTCTGCCTGTAGAAATTTCAGCTGCATGTGCTGATAAGATCGTATTGGTTATTCCATCTCAAATTCTTCTGGCTGATGACGGTGCGGTTGATTTTGCAATTAGTTCTGAAGCATCCATTAATACGGGTACTGATGCAGCACCGAATTGGGTGAGTTTGTATCAAAGTGATTTGATTGCGATTCGTGGTGAGCGATTTATTCGTTGGAAGCCTCGTGGTGTTGCAGCAGGTTATGTCCAGTTTACTTAATTAATTTATGCAAAAGCCCCTAATTTTAGGGGCTTTTTATTGAGTAGAGAAAATGCCAAAAGTTAAATTTTTGAAAGATCTTTGCTCTGGTCGAGCTGGATCTGTGCAAGACCTTCAGGATTATGAAGCTAATGTGCTCATTCAATTGGGTATAGCTGAAATTTTTGATGAAAAAGCGGCAGCAGAAAAAGCAGAAAAAGATCGTTTGGCAGTTGAAAAAGCTGAAGCAGATCGTCTGGCAGCTGAAAAAGAATATGAGCAGATCCCGCCTAATATTTTATTAACTTTAAATGGGCGACCAGTAGTTGATGAATTTGGAAACATGGTGCAAGAGCCAGAATTGCTTTTAGTTCCTGAGAATCCAGTCAAGAAAGGCTCTAAAGCATCTAAATAAGGGGTGAAATCAATGGGTTTTTTTAGCAAAGTATTTCGCAAAAAATCCTTGTCACCTGTCAATGGTGGTGGCGGATGGCGAATCTTGGAACCATTCATGGGAGCATGGCAGCGAAATATTGAGCTAAGCCAAGAAGATCAACTTTCATTTCATGCTGTTTTCGCATGTATTTCAATCATTTCGAAAGATATTGGCAAGTTGCCGTTGGAGTTACGTAAAAAAGAGAATGGTGTTTGGGTAAAGGCTAGCGATAAAAGTCTACCTTTTTTTGATAAGCCTAATCATTTCCAAACTATGCAGCAATTTCTTGAGTATTACATTATTTCAAAAGAAACACGTGGTAATACCTATGTTCTAAAGCTTCGGAGTTTTCAAGGTGATGTAGAGCAGTTGATTGTGCTTAACCCGGACAATGTTAAACCTCTTGTCAGTGATGAGGGTGATGTTTTTTATCGTATAGGAATAGATAAGCTTGCAAATCAGCAAGAATCTATCATTTTGCCTGCTTCTGAAATTATTCATGACCGTTGGAATTGCTTATATCACCCACTTGTTGGAATTAGCCCACTTGTAGCTTGCGGATTAAGTTCAGCTCAAGGTGTGGCCATTCAGAAATATGGTGCCAAGTTCTTCAATAATAATGGTCGTCCTAGTGGAATTTTGACCATGCCTGGCAAGATACTTGAGGAAGATGCCAAAAAGATTAAAGACGCGTGGGAAAGTAACTATTCAGGTGAAAATATTGGTAAGACTGCGGTCCTTGGTGGCGATGTTAAATACATCGCAATGGCCATGCCAGCAGCGGATGCGCAAATGATTGAGCAACATAAATGGGCTGCCGAAGTTTGTTGTTCAGTATTCAATGTTCCGCCATGGAAAGTAGGTATTGGCAGTATCCCTCAAGGCCAAAAAGTTGAGGATATGGAGCGGATCTATCTGAACAGTTGCTTACAAAGCCCAATTGAGGCCATTGAAAATTGTTTTGATGAAGCATTTGATCTGAAGTCTCAAGGTTATGAGGTTTTCCTAGATCTTTCGACACTGCTTCGCATGGATAGCATTTCTCTTATGAATTATTACGTTGCAGGTGTAAAAGGTGCATTAGTCACACCTAATGAAGGACGAAGAGCATTAAATCTGCCACCAGTTACAGGTGGTGATGCTCTATATATGCAACAACAAAATTATTCACTTGAAGCTATTTCAAAGCGTGATGCGAAAGAAAATCCGTTTGAATCAAGTGCGGGAAAGTCTAAAGGAGATGATGATGGCGCTGACAACAGCTGACGTGGCACGTCATCTTCGCTATGACGATGATGACATTGTTGCCCAAGACTTGCAGTCAATTTTAGATAGTGCGGAACAGGCCGTGAAAGACCATATTTTGAATAAATTCGATGCTGAAAATAAGATTCATCAGCGAGCAATTTTGATGATGTGTGGTTACTTTGATGATAACCGTGGAGTTGGTAAAGATACCGTTTCTAATGACGGTTTTTTACCACAGCCAGTCAAAGACTTACTTTCTCGATATTACGTTCCATTGGTTATGTGAGGTGATTTGATGTTGACGGCAAGTGAAGCATTACGGCTTGGTACGGCAAATCTTGATTTGGATCGAATGCTTAAAATTGCAGAGGCTAAGGTCAAAGAAGCGATTAAGGAAAAAAAGGATTCCTGCTGCATTCTTTTTCCTAAGCATATTTATTCAAATGTAGATTTAAGAAACTTTAAAAATAAAGCTTCAGAATTAGGTTATCGCTGGTTTGATACAAGTGATGATCAAGGAAATAGCTATTGTATTGAAATGCAGTGGTAATCGTTATGACCTGTTCAAGTTGTGAGGAAAGACGTGAGTGGATTAGAAAAAAAACTAAGCGGGCAGAGCTGCGAATGCGAAAATTGTTGCAGCAGCTTAGTCTCTCATCTTCTAGAGACAATCAGCAATCAAAGCCAACAAATGACAGCATTGATCAGCAGCCACGCTGAGCAAAATGTTCTTTTGGCAAAAATTATTGATCAAAACAATGAATTGATTGCTGAATTTATTCAAGATAATGATGAAGGCAATGAGTCTTCATCATCCGGATATTTGGATGGTTAAATTATGGGTTTAGCAAGTGAATTGCGACATCGTGTGATAGTCCAAGTGAAAGGGCCTGAACGTAATGCGGATGGTTATCCAGTGCCTGCGATATGGCTAGATTATAAAGAATTGTGGGCCAAGGTTACGCATTTATCGGGTAAGGATTTGATTGCTGCTCAGGCGAATCAGTCCAAAGTTATTGCGCGTTTAAAAATTCGTTATCGCGAAGACATTAATACAGAAATGTCAGTGATCTACAAAGGCAAGCGTTACGCTATTGATAGTCAAGCGCTTGAGGATGTGGGCAGCGGTAATGAGTACATTACATTTTTACTTTCAGAGGGCATACAGCGCTCTTAAGGCGGGGTAAAATGTCAGAAGAATTTAAAATTGAGGGAATGGATCAAGCAATTTCTAGACTTAGAAGGCTTGCGAATCCTAAAAAAGTCCAATCGATTGTACGTAAAGCATCACGTCAGGGCATGAATATTGTGCGAAATGCCGCAAGACAAAATGCTAAGGCTATAGATGATCCTCAAACAGCCGAACAAATTTGGAAAAATATTGCCGTTTCAGCAGGAAAATCACGCAATCCAAATGAGCTTGTAATGCGGGTTGGTGTTCGTGGTGGTGCATCTTTCTCAAGCAAGGTTCCACCTAAATTAAGTGGTGGAGATACAAGACACTGGCGGTTCATTGAGTTTCCTACAAAGGGATCAATGGGAGTGCCATTTATGCGAACAGCGTTTAACAGTAATACTCAGAATGTGACAAATAAGTTCGCCGAAGTTTTCAACGCAGAATTAGATAAGGATCTGGCTTTATGACAGTAGAAATTCCACGTGCGCTAAAAGCTGATCCTGAAGTCTTCGCATTACTCGGTGATCGAATTTATCCGTCTTCAGCTCCTTTGAAAGTAGAAGTTCCATATTTAGTTTTTCAAGGATTTGGATCTGAGCCTGAAAACACTTTAGATTGTGGTGCAGTAAATGAAAATAACGCATTCCAGTTTGTGGTATGGCATACAGATATTAAAGCAGCTGAAGCTATTCGTTTGAAAGCAAGTAAAGTTTTAGAAGCAGCGACTTTCTTTTACACAGGTAAGCATCCTGATTTGGAAGATGCTGAAAGTAAATTGTTTGGCCGTGGTTGGGATATGAACTGGTGGTCTGAACGTTAATTAAATTTTTTAAATAGCACCTTTCAGGGTGCTTTTTTTATGCCTAAGATTTGAGGAGAAGTAACTCATGGCAGCACAAAAAAAAGGTGTTTTAGGGAATGGTACTGCTGTATGGATTGTCCATGGTACTGTGCCCACATTAACAAAGATGAGTTGTATTAAAGCATTGGTTTTGGGTGACGACAGTGCAACTGAAATTATTACAACATGCCTAGAAGAAACAAGTACTGCGACCTCTGACTATGGACTTGTTACTCCTGGCGAAGGTTCAGTGCAAATCGATACTGACCCTAAAAACCAATCGCATATGACAGTGTTGCAACTTGCAGCCAATAAAGAACGGGTTGAAGTATATGTAGGTTGGTCAGATGGTATTGCGGAGCCAATATTAACAGGCAGTGATGTTGAACTTCCTGAAACTCGTACTTGGTCTAGTTTTGAAGCTATTTTACGAAAAGGCTCACCAGTCTTTGCCGTAGATGCCATGGTGAATCACACCATTCCAATGAAACGCCAATCAGAAGTGATTGATCAGTTTAAGGTGACTCCATAATGGCTAAACTTACCTTAAATGCAGCAAAGGCTGCTGTTGGGACTGGTGCTTTCGCCGAAAAGACAATTACATTTCGTGATTCGAAAGGGGCTGAATTTGAAGGTGAAATTCTTGTAAAGCGCTTGTCGCATGATGAAACAATTACTGCTGTTGATGCATGGGATTTGGAAGATCGAAAGACAGCTACGATTGATCAAATTACTAAGGCCATAATTTTTAAAGCAATTTATAGTTCGGCAGATGAGCCGTTTTTCCCAACGGTTCAAAGCACAGGTGAAGTTTCATCTGAAATTGTGGATGTG